AACACCTGGATAGATTTCCAAGTTACTATTTTCTAATTTATTTTATAGGAGAGTTTATTTATTTAAAAAGATTTTAAGAATATCAAATTAAGTACAATATTCTGTTAAGTTTGCAATACTTTTTATTGTTTATTTTAATTTTATTACACAACTTACTTAGGACTTTCTCATATCTATTTTTAATCTGATGCCTTGTAAAACCAAAGTGTTTAGCAATCATTGTCCATTTAAAACGTTGTGCTTTCATCCAAATAATTTGTCTATCAAGAATAGGATCTTCTGATATGTCATACTCAATACTTGTTAAGCATTCAATCGCAAACTCCCACCTTGTGATTTGTTTTGGTGTAGCTCTTAACTTTAGTAATTTCTTTTCGTAGTAAGCCCAGTCTCCTTGCATATAGGTTGTCTCAAGCAAATTATACATACTAGCAGCCATTGGCGGTTTTGGACCAGATAAAAATCTTTCAGTTCTTGCAGCTTCGTCTATCAAGTTAATAATATTAGATAACGCAAAAACTTCTCTTTGTATTTGTAACTCAGTTGTCATAGTTACCATTTTGATAAGTATAAATATTCTGCTTAACTTTGTTAAAACCTTTATTGGAATAATTCTTGGTAAACCTTATGCTCTCAAGAAAAGCTTTGTATCTTGGCATATCAAAGTATGTAAAATTATTATGTGTAATGAGCGGTTTGTAATCTATATTTAAGAGCGCCAGGCGTTGCAGAGCTTCCTTTATTTTTGGTAATGGAACAATCATATGATCAGCGCAATCAATCATTCTTACGTACGGAGTTAATCTTTTAAGATCATAGTTCTTGCAAAGATAAGAATATAATTTGAAATCAAATGCTGACATTTTAAGATCAAATATTTTAGGATCACTTATGTAGAATTGGCGCAAATGCTTTCCTCCTATTGGCTCTCATATCTTCTCTTAATTTTTTATCGAATAATTCTTTTTTGGTGCAATGTGGATAATGCTTAACTTGCTGATACTCCAGGAACTCAAGCCATTGTTCAGGATCTAGTTTTATTGGTTCAGATGAGTAGCCATCCTTATAATCTGGAGCTATCTTTTTGACATGGATAAACATCATCATTTCTCCAATCAATTTATACCAAACGATATAAGCTGGTATTCCAGCCATTTCAGCTAGTTGTTTGGTTACTTTATGAGGCTTATTCCAGCCTTGACCATTATTGAATACTGTTTCAGCTAAAAAAAGCGGCTTTAAACAAGCATTACAAGTCGAAACCTGGTCTATATCGCTAAAACCTAAGCAATTATGCTGTTGTCTATGCCAGTTACTATATCCAGAGAATTTAACTCCTTTAAAATAGACCTTTTTAACCATAAAAACCTCATTATACGTTGGAAATAGATAAACAAGGAAAAAAATTGCATATCCATCATATAAAGGTTGCATATGTGCGAGTATATTATAAAAGCCTATATATGAAATATGAACCAAGATTTGATCCAAAGTTACCAAAGGATTTTAACGAGAAGCAACTTACCTCTACATATTTTGATACTAGACAACTTCCAAAAATAGAAATGACAATGGCAAAAGATGGTGTCGTTGCAAGAGTAGTTTTTTATTTCGTATCTAAAAAAGATAAAAAAATTTATGAAAAAATATATTTAGGTCCACAACAAGATATTTATAAAATTTGTGCCAGACAAGCGTCAAGAATTGGTCTTAATTTAGAAAGACAATTTAACAATGTATGGAACGAAACTTTAGTAGAGTTACTAAATCAACAGAGTAAAAAAAATTCAGATAAATTGAATTTGGAACTTAATAAAAATAAATATGGAATTTATGATATTCAAAGACCAGCTGCATTATTAAATCAAAAACTTTTAGAGAGCGGTATGTCAGCAAATGATTTAGCAAACCTTGCTAAAGTAAATGAAGCAACAATATTTAGACACCTAAAAGATGAATTTGATATATCAAGAGACGTTGCGATTAAATATGCAAAAGCTTTAGGTTGCGATCCAGCAGAAATTTTATTTAATGATTTGTATGTCAATATCTGGGGATCTACAGATACTTTAACAAGCTCATTATTAAAAAGAGTATTAGTTGATCATCATGAAATTACTTCAAAAGATTTAGGAGTTATTAAATGTCCAAGAGAAATTTATAGAGCAGATGTTAAAGCTATTAGAATTGACAGTCCAAATTCTCACTTACATAACATGGTTGCTTTTTATTATACTTCAAAAGAAAAAAAAGTTTTTGAAGATCAAATAGTTGTTGTTGGAGCTTACATAAAAGATAGATCTGATGGTAATCCAAGAGCAAGATATTATATTGGAGTTTACAAAACAAATCATAATGGAAAAACTGTAGATCTACATACGATAGATCCAGAAGTAATAAATGCTGAAGGTTATGTTTTTGACGAAGATTTTAATTCAGGCGAACATGTAGTTAATGCAGTTGAAGCAGATAGAATTATTGTTCAAGATTTAGATCCGTTCTTTGTAGCTCCAGTAGTTTCATTTATTAATCCAGCTAAACTTTATTCAAATTCAAGAGTTGATGTACAAAAAAAATATAAAGAAATTTATACAGACAACAGAATTGATGAAGATCTAAATTATAAAAACTTTAAAAAAATACAAAAGATGTCTTATCTTAAACAAAGATTAGAAGATCATTTAAAAACTATTGATGTAGATGATATGGAAACTTTATTGTTAAGAAATCAAATTAAAACTTTAATTGAAGTTAGTGAGAGCATGCAAACTACAATAGGTAAAGCTGCTTACGGAGAAGCAAAATTTGAAAGAATTAAAAAAATTAAAGGAACAGATGTAATTAAAGCGGATTTTACTCCTGAAGAATTACAAGATTTAGACAATCAATTCGATAAACTTATTGATAAAGCCAATGAGACAAATGCAATGGATGAGAGCAACATAGCTTAGTATGACTGATTTTATTAAAATGGAAGATTACTTACCTCATCAATTAAAAGCTCAATTAAATCCAAAGCAAGTAGAAAAAGAATTTGGATTAACAAAAGCAACATTAAAATATTGGAGAGAAATTACAAAAGATACTGGAACTTTAAGAGGTCCGTTATTTTTTAATGATGGAAATGTAAATCTTTACCAACGCAAAATAGTTATAGAATACGTCAATAAAAGAATGTTCTCAGGTAGTGAAACTAGCGAAACTAGAGAAACAGAAGAAACCCAAAATAAAAGTAAAATCAGAAAATTTAAAAAAAAAAGCTAAGTTAAGTAAGTTAGCTAACTAAGTTAAACCGCCATACAATAAAAGTTTTTATCAGAGTATTCCATACTCATGATATTAAAAACAAATAAACTTATAGATCCGTTAGAAACTTTACAACAAGACGGTTTTACAAAACTTAACGAACTTTTAAAAATTAATCATCACTCTCCTACTTCAAGTTCAATGCCAGAAGGTATTTATGCTTTTAGATATTTATTTTCTACTCAAGAACAAAGAAGAGAATTTGAAGGTAACGCTAACATGGCTGCTGGTGTTGCGGTCAACGATGCAATTCAATTTCATTACTCAGATGACATCTGGTCCTTCAATCCTAATAAAAGAAAACTTGCTCCACACAAAAATACAAAACTTTCTAAAGAAGAAGCTATTGCAAAAGCAATGGAAAAATTTATGGAGTATGTTCCAGTCAACGATAAAGACAGAGAAAAAAAAGAACACTTCCAAGAAACAATACCACAAACTATTCAACAAGGATTTATAGCTTTTGAAAAACTAAATATCCTTAAATCAGAAAAGGTTGTTGCTGAAGATAGCATCAATCATATTGATCACAGACTTTCTTTACCTATAGTTGGTAGAACTGACGTACACTTTACAGATTTTAATGTATCAGAGCGATCTGATGCAGCGTCATCGCAATTCATATCTAGCGATGCTCCGTTTCTTTCGGTCTGTGAATTGAAAACCAGTTGGCAACGACCAGGTAAAGTTAAGAAGGATGGTACAAGGTCTTTTGCTTCGGCTAAACTACCATCCACTCCATTAGTAAATCATCTGCAGCAGTTGGCTTTTTATTGTTTTAGCCTAAGAAAATTAAATAAGATTTGTCCTTTTCTTATTTATCTAACTGCGGATGATCATATTATTTTTACTGAAAAAAATTGTGCAGATTTAGAAATACAAAACTTAAATAATTATTACGAACAATTAGTTAGAAACTGCATTCGTAAAGAACGTTTACTTTCTAGGTATATAGATCTTGAAGAGCCTGACATGATATTAGCTGAAATAGCTAAAGATGTTGAGCCTGGTTTTGATCACCAATTCTATTGGAATATTGGATCTAAACATTTAGCTAGAGCAAAAAAGATTTGGAGCAAAACATAATGTCTCCACAACTCATCAACTACACAACATTAATCATAGGAGGTTATTACATATGTCAGATGATATATTAGTTAAAACCATTACAGACTTTAAAAAAAGTCTAAAAGGTTCAACTATTAAAATACACAACAACGACTACGCTACAGTTGCGTTAAGAATAGGTATCTTTAGAAGAAATCTAGGAACTGCTGCAACTATTAAATCAGATATTGTATTTCAGGATGACAAGAAAGTTATTGTTAAAGCTGAAGTATTTATCGCAAACAAACTTGTATCTACTGGATTAGCAGAAGAATTAAGAGCTGCCTCCAGGATTAATCAAACTTCTGCGTTAGAAAACGCTGAAACATCAGCTGTTGGAAGAGCATTAGCAATGCTTGGATTAACAAATGATAAAATAGCATCTGCTGAAGAGGTATCTGGTGCAATAGTTCAACAGGACCAGAAACTAACAGCAGCACTCACCGATCTTGATAAAGTCTCTCATGTCGGTTCTTACAAGTCTTGGCTGACTACTAATCAAAAACTTATGCAAGATGTTAAAGGATCTAATCCTCT